ACTATGGCAGAAACAAAAAAAAGATACCCGCAACGCAGAAGCTCTACAACACTGAAAAAGGGCGACAAAATAGCAGAGGTTGAAGTCGACTGGAACGAAGCAGATAAACTACGGAGGATCGGTTGCACTTGTGAAGAAATGGTAGCTGTTTTAGGCGTGTCATGGTCAACAATGGAGCGCAAGTGCAAGGCTGTTCATGGAATCCCTTTTGACGAGTATGTAAAAAAGGGAAACCAGAATTTCAAAGTTTCATTAAGACGATTACAGGCTCGTGGGGCTCAGGGGTACACGGAAATCATAAGGGATGAGCAGGGAAATATACTTGAACGTAAGTATAATCCTCCAAACATAACAATGCAAATTTGGCTCGGTAAACAATTCCTGAACCAGAAAGAAAAGTCCGAGATTGATCAGAATATTAATCTTCCGACTTTGCCCGATATAATCATTAAATAAAAATGGGGTTTGTTTTGAACACGACATATTACACCGGAAATGTTTATGAGTGGAATCTTCCAAGCGGGTACACTTGCCCATTTGCTAAGGAATGTAAAGTTTATGTTGATAGGATAAGTGGAAAATTTCTTATCCCAAAAGGTAAATTCAAGTGCTATGCCGCTTATGCGGAACGCTACCCTGCTGTAAGGAAAAGTCGATGGGAAAATCTTAAACTGATCAAAAGTGGTGGCAAACCACAATTGCCAACAGATTGTGAGAATGTAAGAATCCATGCTTCCGGGGATTTCTTTACGCCTGAATACCTTAATTTGTGGATTGAAATAGCAAAAGAAAATCCTAAAATAAACTTCTGGGGATTTACTAAGTCTATAAAATATTGGTTGATAGTCAGAGATCAGATACCATCAAACCTTATTCTTACTGCCTCCTATGGGGGTTTGGATGATGAGTTGATTGAAAAAAATAAACTTAAGCACGCAAAAGTCTATCTCAAACTAAGTGAAGTACGAGAAGGTATGCCTATTAATATAAATGATGATTATGCAAGAAAACCAGAAGTATGTTTTGCGCTTCTTGATAATAAGAAATATTCTTATGATGATATGATGAGTAAAAATTGAAAACAAGTATGGAGATTATTGAAAAAATAACTCAGAAAGTATCAGCACCTCAGAAGGCAGTACTTAAGAGCCTTTCGCCAATTTCACTTTTTCTTGCCGGAGTGGGATCGGGAAAAACTCACATGCTTGGAATAAAGACCATGCAGCTTATTAAGAAGTTCCCGAATGTTCGTGGTTTCATCGGTGCAAATACTTACTTGCAATTAGAACATTCAACGCTTTTCCGAATAAGAGAATACTGGAAGTCAATAGGCGTTCACGAATACAATAAGGATTCAAGGCCATTTGGTCAATATGTCATAAACAAAACACCTCCTTCGGGATGGCCTACGGATGGTCATTCGTTTGATTCTTACTATGGCATAATAAGTTTCTGCAATGGTTGTGTTGTGTTTGTAGGTTCAATGGATAATGCTAAAGCACATGAAGGAAAAGAGTTCGGATGGGCTGTCCTTGATGAGACGAAGGACACTAAAGAAGAAGATGTTAAAGAGATCATTATCGCAAGAATCCGTCAGAAAGGGATGTATATTGTCGATGGATTATTGTCTGAAACAGGAACAGCCAAAGAACAATATAATCCGCTATTTATTGCTACTTCACCCGCAAAAGTCGACTGGATCAATAATTGGTTTGGACTTGATAAGTACATTGACGAGATTTCCGCAAGGATTTACAACAACAACGACTTTTTCCAACTTCAAGTTGAAGATAAATTTATAACCATTTCTTCGACTTATCATAATGTTCAAAACGTAGGTGAGAATTACATAAACAATGTCCTGACGCAAAACACTAAGGAACGTGGCAAGGCTCTGATATATGCGAATCCCTTCACCTTAACCGGAGGTGAATTCTATTCTTCTTTCGACAGGTTAAAGCATGTCAAAAAGGTTCATTATCTCTCTAATTTACCTATCCATATATCATTTGACCAAAACTCCGTTCCTTATAATTCTGCTTCAATCTGGCAGATAGACTACATTGAAAACAAATATATTCTACGGGCTATTGACGAGATCACTTTGCCAAACCCCCGCAACTCGACAGAAGAAGTATGTGACGAATTTATACGAAGATACCCGGATCACAAGGCAGGGCTTTTCTATTACGGTGATGCTACGGGAAGAAACCGCACAACGATGTCGAAAGAGTTTAAGCATCATTACGAAATAATTGAATTCAAACTTAAAAAATACCTTAACAACTACTCTGATTGTGTTGTGCGTTCAAACCCTTCGTGCATACAAAGGCGTGATTTTGCAAACAAGCTCTTTGAAGATAAGCTGCCCGTCAGGGTTGAGATAGGCGAAAACTGCCATCATTTGGTTGCTGACCTTATGTATTGTAAACAAGGCATTGATGGGGCAAAAAACAAAGACCTCTACACAGACCCCGACACCAAAGAGAAGTACCAGAAATACGGACACCTCGGTGATACATTTGAATATCTGATTGTGGAACTATTAAAAACATATTTCTATGATTAAAGAAGATGGTTATGAGCTGCTTAAGACTATTGTGGACAAAGATACGACTCATGTAGACTATAAGCGTGTTACCGATCTTGCCGACCTGTATTACAAGATGGTGACTGGCGACAAAATAGAATCTCTGCTGCAAAGGATTGAAACACGTGTTACACCTGAAGAATTCGATCAAATCAAACGAATATACCGATCTATCATTCCCTCCACGATCAATTCAACAAAACTTCCGTTCAAAAAGGTTACACGAAAAAAGCCACTTACGAGAAAAATCGAGTTCCCTGAAGAATCGGAGAATAAAAAAACTGAACTGGAAAAGTATATAAACACTTATTGGGGCGACAAGTCGCTTGACAAGTATATGGAATATGCTTTTGTCGACTATAACTATCTCGACCCGAATGCTTTTTTGATAACTGAATTTGATGACTTTGATCCTAAGACTGAAAAAGCAAAACCATATCCTTTTATCGCTTCATCCAAAGAAGTTATCGACTTCAGGTATAAAAACGAGATACTCCAATATGTTGTTGTCAGGCTTCCGATAACCTATATGGATAACGGTATTGAACGTGACGGCTATAAATTTACAATCTATCTCGGAAATGACACGATAGTCTTTACTCAGGTAGCATCAAAAGGGATGGATGAAGAAGTATTAGAGTTGGCAAAGAAATTCTATTCCGTTCAATACTTCGAACCAAAGAATGAAAAAGTCCCTGCAATACGGTTCGGCTATAAGAAAGATCCTGTTACAAAAGGCCGTACTTTGACATCATGTTTCCATGAGGTAGTGCCTTTTCTTGAAAAGACTTTAAAAATAGATTCTGAACTCGACCTCTCTACTTCTCTTACCGCCTTTCCACAAAGGTTTATGTATGCCACGCCTTGTAAGAATCCGGGATGCCGAAAAGGATTCTTGATAGATAACACCGAATGTCCGCATTGCGGAGGGACGGGGCATGAACCTATCCATGCAGGAACACAGGACGTTATTGTCCTTTCGCTTCCAAACGATCCTTCAACAGCTTTTGATCTGGAAAAGATGCTTGTTTATAAGTCTCCACCGATAGAACTGTTAACTTTCCAAAAAGACTACTTGGAGTATCTGAAAAAGTCTGTTCATGCTATGATGTTCAATGCCGATCTTTACACAAGGGAACAGGTATCAATCACTGCAACCGAAAAATTGTTGGAGACAGACAACCTTAATGATACTCTTTATGATTTTGCCCAACACTATTCTTCAGTTTGGGAATATGTAGTAAAAGACATTTCTACCTATATTGATTTGCCTGATCTTACAGTTGACCATCAGTTCCCGGAAAACTTCAAGTTCAAAGGATTGGTTGAACTTATGTCAGAGCTTAAGATGGCAAAGGAAGCCAACGCCTCGACATCTACAATAGCAGCTATCGAAGATGATATAAACGAGATTCTTTATTCTGACCGACCCGATGAGCTTAAGGTGATGCGTATAAAAAACTCCATCAACCCGTTCCGTGGCTACTCTGATTCAAACATAAAATACATCCTGAGTTCAGGCAATACTACGGAGTTTAATGTTATCCTCTGGACAAACATGGAATCAATCTTTCAGGATTTGGAAGCAGAAAATCCGGAAATATATGAGATGAGCATGGATGTGATAAGAAAAGAAGTTGCAAAGAAAGTTGCGGTTTATATGGAGTTGATAGGCAAACAAAAACAGGCAGAGTTTGAGCAATATGTTCAGCAATGAGAAAACTGATCTTCATACTTTTTCTTGTGGCTTGTGAGGAAGTGACACCTTATGATGATACTAACAATTCTGTCTTTTATACTTCAGGTGCACCTTACACCATTTCCATAAAAGGCGTTCATGGACAGAAAGAGTTATATAGCGAAGGATTTACTCCCACTTGCACATCACAGTCTTTTAATAAAGGCTTTGTTACTATGCGTTTAGACACAGGCAGTTATTCACTTGTTATTAACAATGTTATCAAGACAATAAAAATCCGGGAAGGGTGTAATAGTTTTGATGTATCAAAATACAGGCAATGGTGACTTTTAGCGTTGTGATAGCTTCTTATCTGGGTTCTTATGGTGGTGCTGCACGTAACCGTGAGCAAAAAATATTACGTGCAATCAACTCCATTCAGAGCCAGACATTCAGAGGCTTTGAAATTATTGTTGTAGCTGACGGTTGCAAAAAGACTATTGAGATTGTTTCAGATCTTAACATAAAATCCTTCTTTGTCGAACGCAAAGGGCATTTTTCGGGAACGCCAAGAAACAAAGGTATCGAAGAAGCTGAAGGGAAATATATAACCTACCTTGATATTGATGATGTTTATGGTGAGAACCACCTTCAAACAATAGCAGACAATATCGGAAATTATGACTGGGTCTGGTACAATGACATCCGGTATAATCCACGTATGAGAGTGTGGTACGAAAACAAGTGTGACATTACAGTTATGGGTAGACATGGCACATCAAACATCTGCCATAAAAAAGATTTGAGTGTCGCATGGGATTTCCGGGGCTATGCGCATGACCATTATTTTATCGAACAACTTCTTAAATTCAATAACTTTACAAAAATCCCCACACCGGAATACTATGTATGCCATATACCGGGGGATCAGACAACAGGATATGACTTATGATAGCAGCGATTACAATCACATACAATCGTATTGAACTTACGAAACAGACAATCGAATCTTTCTATTCAAAGACCGATGTTGATTTTCACCTCTTTGTTGATAATGGAAGTGAAGATGAAACAAAAGAGTGGATCAAATACAAATATCATATACCGCTTGAAAAAAACATGGGTATTGCTTATGCTTTTGCTTTAGGAGTTGAAGCACTTAGTGGGAAGTATGACTATATCCTGAAGCTTGACAATGATGTTGAAACCGTCACTGAGGGAATAATAGGAAAAATGGTAAAATTCCTTGAGAAGCATCCTGACCATGTTATCAGTCCCGTTGACCTGCTTTTAGACCCTAACTTCAAGCCAAGAACATTAAGAAAATCGTTTCTTGAAGGATATAATGTAGAATATACTACTCATACCGGAGGTGCTTTTCAACTCGGACGAAGGGAGGCTGTTGAGAAATTATGTAAAGAATTTAGACACCTAAAACTTGGTGATCTTAATATCGGAATGTTCTACCGTAATCATGGCTATCATACCGCTTACCTACAGGAGCTTGAAATGCGCCATATAGGTCTGAATCAGTCAACTCCGGGCAAAAACTATATCATGTAACAAACACGTGATGAACATATGATGAACGGATGCCGAACAAAGAAAGAAAGAAAGAAAGAAGTAAAAGAATTAAAAGAAAGAAGAAAAGAAAATAAACAAAAGAAAATTTCATGAAATATGATCTTATAGTCATAACAAAAACCATCAATGACAAAATTTTCAACATAACCCAAAGATGTATTGATTCTGCTCGTTTGGACAAATGTGACCTGAATGTGATAATGGTCGAAACGAACGGGCAGTTCAAGAACTTCACAGGAGTTGACACTTTTGTCAAATATGATAAAAATGTTTTTTGTTATAACTATGCCTTGAACATCGGCATTAAACAAGCAAAATCCGATATATTTATCCTTGCCAACAACGACATAATTTTTCACAAAGGCTGGTCAATTATCGGTGAACTTATGCTTGCTAATGAATATGAATCTGCCTGTGCGCTCTCAACTGATCCCCGGCAGAAAACATTTCAGCGAGGGAACTATGTTTATCACGGCTATCAAGTAGGCCGTCACATAGTCGGATGGTGTATTTTTCTTACACGGAAAGGCTATGAAAAAATAGGAAGACTTGATGAATCAATGGAATTCTGGTACTCAGACAACATTTATTCTGACCAACTGATTTACAATAACGTCAAACATGGCCTTTTTTGTAATATCCAGATTGATCACATTGCATCAATGACATTAAAGACGCTTCCATTTCGTGAGCAGAAACGTATTTCTTATGATTCACAGATCAAATACAAATCAATAAGCCGCAGATATGCCAAAAGAAAAGAGGGTGACTAAATTCTTTCCGAGATACTACAAATGGAACGCAGAAAACCTCGGACTATTCTTTTTCATCAAAGGACAGACATCCATTTTACCAGCAATGACAATCGAACAGGCTATTTTTAACTACCTTCGCTTTACAGGAATAACATTGGATGAATGGGACTTGGAAAGTATAAAAGCCACTTATGTAAGGCTTCAAAAAGAATACTATGAAAATACCGAGAAGGATTCAGGATCTTGTGAATAATAAGCAATCATTTATTGATTCACAGATAGGTAAGCTTGAAAACACAATAATCAAGCTGCAGTCCGACCTTTTGGATCAGATTATTTCCGAAGTCATTCCCATGCTGGAAACAAAGAATGGTGAAATCCTTGACACACCTGAGAACTATTCATTACTTGCTGAAATTGACAAAGTGTATGACGGCTTTCGTAAGGTGATAATGAAAAAACTGCTTGGTGAGATTGACAACACTTCAACTAAACTTATTGACTTCAATCATGACTATTTCACTGTCGCACTTACCGGAAATCTGCCAAAAAGGTTTGAAGATATCATGGAGTCTACACGCAATAAAACTGACCTCCGCTTTGGATTGAAGGGAGGTAAATTGGTTCGTGGTGGTCTGATAATGGATTTGATTGATACTAACTACTTAGCAGATGTAAAACATGAAATGTCGAAAGCCGTTAGTTCACAGATAAATATGGATGAGTTCCGTAAGTTGGTGCGTGTAATGATGATTGGGGATGAGCATAAAAAGGGACTTTTTGAAAAACGGCTTAAATGGTTGATTTATGATCTTTATCAGCAATGGGATAGAACTTATAACTTATCGTTAGCTGAAGAATTCGGGATGCGCCACTTTATTTATCAAGGCGGTTTGATAAGAGACTCACGTGACTTTTGTATTGCTCATAATGACAAAGTTTATACAACGAAAGAAGCTGAGGAATGGAAGACATGGACACCTCAGAAATCACTTGCAAAAGGCGAATTCCCGGCTACTCATACTGTCACTGACAATCTATATGAGACACCGGGATATATGAACTATTCCGGCTATGATCCACTTATAGACTTAGGAGGTTATAGCTGCCGTCATGTAGCTGCTTTTATAAGTGAAGAACTTGCAAAAAAACTCAGACCTGATATTGATAAAAAAGAAGAAATCAAAGAATTTACTGATCCTATTGCTAATCACTTCAAGGAAAAAGATGATGCTGAAAACTACCTTACTTACAAAAAAGAATACGAATGGCTGTTTGATTCATTGAAACAAAATAAAGACGAATGGGATAAGTTCCGTGAGAATAAGTCGAGAATGTATTCAGGTATGATAAACGAAGTGATGGGAAAAGAGTTCCCTACTGCAAAAACAGCAATGGAAGATTGGCAGTCATCGACACAGAAACGCTTTCCAGCTTCACTTAAATATTGGGCTTTGAAACTTGAAAAAATCAATGGGGAGATACGATTTTCACGATCTGAATGGTCAACAGACAGTATTGATGGATTTGGGCCAAATGTAGAAGCAGGCAATTATGTGACGAAAGAACACTATTTGAAGATAAGGGCTTTTAACCAAGCATATCTTGATACTATAAACTTCAAGCCTAGATTTCTTTATCGTGGCACAAGCGGGAAAACTGGCAGGGAAATGAGGGTTGATGTAGAAAAGGCTTTGGCTCGTGGAGAAGAAGCTGTTATCATTAAAGATGCACCCCTTGCAGGATATACACAAAGCGAAAAAGTTGCAAATACCTTTGGTGCAAACTCAGCAGGCATAACTGTATATAGGAAAATAACCAAGTCCGATGTTTTTCTTCACAAAGACCTCTTTTCAAACCTTACACGCTCCTATATGGAAGAATCGGAATATATTATCTTTGGCGGTGACTTTGAACTGACAATAAAAAATCACATTAAAACACGTAACTACAATTGGAAATGATAAAAAATGCTAATCCGACAGAAATTAAAAGAGGCAAACTTATAATAAACCTAGATTGTACTGAAGCCTCAGAAGACTGGCTTAAATTCGGAAGACTCACGGAAAAAGCCAAAAAAGGAGATAAAGAAGCGGAAAAAGAAGCTGAAAGGATGGATAACTCCGTTTTGTTCTCAGTAGAATGATTTGTTTATTTGAAAAAAATAGTTTAATATTGAACCTTTAATTGTTTTTTGAATTATGAAAGATGAAAAATTGAATGTAATTGTCGATGGACGATCACAACGCATGACAGCTGCTGCCTTCAAGATTGCCAAAGAGCATTTTAAGGCAAGGATCGAAAAAGCGATCTCAAAAGAAGTGCCTCCCGAACTTCTGAAAATCCCTCCAAAAATAGAAGTTCAAAAACCTGACCTCATCATAAAAAAAGTCGAACCTCCACTTAACGTGGAGAAGAAAGCACCCGTCAAAAAGACAAAGAAATGAAACAGTATGAGCTGAAGTCTAGAAGGACAGGCAAAATCAACTATGTCTCAGAAGAAGACTTGGACAAACTCAAAAAACTCGGTATGCTCGGACGCTACCAGATCACAGGCGTGGAAGCACCGAAGTTTATTAAGCCTCCTTTCGTGGAGAAACCTGTAAAAGAAAAGAAAAAGTGAAACCAGAAGAACGTAAAATACTGGATGACAGTTTGGTGAAACTGTTCAAAATCACTCCGGAGAAACTTGCCTCACTCTATAACGAGGCTGGAGATTTGATTGACTTTACTCCTGTTATCGACTTAGATGCCGAACGTGTATCAAGACACTCAGGCGAAAAGAACGATCAGTACAAGAGAGGTGTAAAAGAAGGCGCCCAGAAAATTGAACGTGAGATAAAGGAAAAGTACAATGTCGAATCTGAACTTGTGGGAATAGACCTTGTGGATCACATAATCGTTGAGAAGGTAAGTGAATCCAAATCTTCGGAGTCGATTCAGAAACACCCGGAATTCCTTGCTGCACGTGCCGGATGGGAAAAAGAACAGAAGGCTCGTGACAGGGAATGGCAGAAAAAACTCGATGACAAAGACAGAGAGTACCAGAGATCAAAAATATTTGACAGTGTCCGCACAAAAGCACTCGATCAGTTAGCAGAAGCTAAGCCTATCCTTCCGCAAGACCCTCGCAAAGCCGAGCAGTGGAAGCAGATATTCATTCGTGAGCTTGAATCCGGCAACTATCAGATAGCAGAAGATGGTACAATCCTCGTCCTTGACAAAGAAGGTAACGCCCTTAAAGATGATCATGGCTATAACAAAGTGTTTAATGAATACACAAAGGAACTAATGGAGAAATATTTCGAGTTCCAGACAGCTGAGCAGAGATCATCATCGGGAAATAAAGAACATTCTGGAACAGACAAACAATTCCCAAAATCCGAAGACGAGAGACTTACAATGTTACGTGACCCCGCTATAACTCCCGCAAGAAGAAAAGAGTTAACGGAGTATGTAATCAAATAAATTGTAAAAATGTCAACTGTAATTACTTGCGGATACCTGAATGTCATCCAGAAAATGGCTGATGACATCTGGAATGATCCTATGAAAAACAACGATCTTATTGCAGACGTTGTCAGCGCAAAAGCTGTGCTTGAAAACCAATCGGTCAACTTTTCCGAGATTCTTGGTTCAAAAACCAAAACACTCAAAGTCGAGTGGCTTACGAAATGTGATGTTTCTACTTCTTCATGTTCCTCAGACTGTGATATCACTGGCGACGATGCCGATCCTTCGTGCAAGGATTATGATGTCGACTGCCTGCAGGAATCGTCTTTCAAAGTGCCTATGAGGGCATACCGTGACCGGACAATCGAGATGCAGCAGGCTCTCGCCTTCAACAAGCTCATCCACATGGCTGCACTCGATAAATATATTGCTCAATACATCCTTACGGGAATCGTTGCAGCAGCTGGCACAAACCTTTATACCGGAGGTCAGGGAACAGTTGTCGGAACAACTACCTACATTGCTCCGGCATATTGGGATGACGGCATCTGGGCATATTTCGATCAGGTCAGGAGGCTCAACAAGTTCCGTAACCCGTATCTTATCAGTGGGAACAACCTGTATCAGCTTATCTTCAACCGTCCTCTTGAAGCCGGAAACGCCAACGGAGTAGGAAATTTCAGGAAGATGAACACCCTCAGGGTGTACCAAGACCCGGAAAATGTTGAAACTATCGCCCCAGGACAGTCGCTGCTTCTGCATAAGACAGCTGTGGCTTTCCTCAACAAAGCATGGAACCCACTCAATGCAGCCAACGCTGTGAACCGTGCAGGTCAGTATTGGGAATGGAGCGAAGAATCACTGAACCTGCCGGGAGTGTTCTATGATATCACCATGAAAGAGACTTGCGAAGGTGATGAATTCTATCAAGCTGTGAAGATAAAACTTCATGGACTTCTCGCTGTCAACCCTTATCCGTGTGACGAAGATAACACCGGGATTCTCGTGTTCGAGTGCGGTACTGGCCCGGAGCAGTAAAATAAAGATAAACTTTTATGTATATGTAAAAGACTCCCGTACTTTTATGGGAGTTTTTTTCTTTTAATACTGAATAATCATGGGAGCACCTTACGGTAATAAGAATGCAGCCGGGCCTCACCGCAGACGAAGGACATATATCGGCAGAGGGGGGAGAATCCTAAAATCAACAACCTATAAGGGTCAGATGCGTATGATCTCCCGATATACTAATCTGATGGAAAAAAAATACGGTCGTGGATGGCCTTAAAAATCTAAGTTATGTCAGTAAATACCTGTTATGATTATGTCGTTGGGTTCTCCCGCAAAGAAGATGTCTGTGTTACGGATGAATGGGATGATGCTTATGCAATATCCGATTCTGGTCTTTATATAGACGAACTCCCCGGTATGCCCCAACGCTTCTTAGCTTCTCTCGGTGGTAATTATGATATATGGGAGAAGATGACCAACGCCCGTGAGAACTCTATCAATGCTTTTAAGTTCGATATCGTTAAAATGATACTTGAACGGTTTGAGCCTGTAAGGAAACGATTCATCGGTGATATAGGCTACAAGTCATTTACCTCTCTGTTGAGTGACTATCCGTATCACGGTCAGAGGATGTTTTCAGATATTATCGGTGGAGCATTTAACCTTCATGGCATTTATTTGATCCTTAATGTAACAGAAGCGGTCACATTGAATATCTATGATGAGTATGATCTTCTGTACACTTATGAACTGCAAAGCACTGCTGGTCGTCCTCGTTATAATGCGATAACCCCGCTTTCTTTGCCACTCGGTGGAAACTATTATTTCATTTATACGACTACGGGACAGCCATACAACAACCAACTCACATGTAACTGTGGAAAATACCATTGGTGCTTTGACATTGAAAATCCATGTTACGGCCCTTCACGTGAGATATGGACTGAGTGGGCTATGATGGCGGGTATCGCAGGGGATGATCTTTCGGAAAGAGACGATTGGACTACTTCACGTGAAGGTGCAGGGATGATCTTACACGGAGACTTTATGTGTGACATCCACGCTACGTTATGTAGTGAACATTCTGACTGGACAGGAAATAAGGTTGATTTTGCTATTGCTAATGCTATATGGTACAAGACAGGCGAATTTCTTTCCGCTTATATCATGGATACAGAGGAAGTTTCAAAAAAAACACTACTCGGAATAGAACAATGGAACAACAATCGTGCTTATTATAATTCACGGTATGCTGAGATGATAAAATTCATTGCTGAGAATTTTGAGGACGAACGTAATGAGTGTTTACAATGTAAAAGTCCTCATGGATTTCGATTAGTTCATCAAATACTTTAATTATTGGAGCACCATTTGGAAACCGCAACGCAGCAGGGCCTCACAAAAAAAGGGGCTATGGACAGAAAAGCACCATGTCACAACGTGATGTCAGGATATTAAGCATGGGATTCAATCGGGGATGGCGAAGCTCGATGTTTACCGCAGCATCAAAAAGAGTTTCTGCAAGAAAATATTTCGGCGGATCGGTAAGCCGTAAGACTAAATTCATTCATAACCTTGATGCAGCACGTAAGTTTAATAAATGACACCTGTTGAACTGAGTAAAAGAATTGATGGGGTCGTGAAAGACCTTGAAGGCGGGGCAATAGAACAGATCATGGTCAAACTTGCCAACGATGCTATTGCTTTAATACGTCAACGTGTCACTCAAACAGGTAAAAATGCTGAGGGGATAGCTTTCAGGGACTATAAACCCGGATATAAGAACTACAAGATGGCTCTTGGTCGTTATAAAGGATATGTAGATTTCCAGTTTACCGGAAGGATGTGGGCAAATATAAAATTATTCAGCTCACCAGACCAACACCGGAAAGGCATAGCCAAAATAGCAGCGACTACGGTAGAAGATCAGGAAAAACTTGAATGGAACACCGGATCACGTGGGCCGATACTGGAATTGTCGCAGTTTGAAAAAGAACTGCTTTGGGAAGTGTACAACGAACAACTATTGAAAATATTTCGTAAAAACGGACTTTAAAACATAAAATCATGGGAGCACCGATAGGGAATAAAAATGCCGCAGGGCCTCACCGAATGACAGGAAAATACAGGGGAAAGTCATCAAGTAAATATTATGGCGGTATAAGAAGGTCATTTTATAAGATACAACAACCAAGATCAAGATACGGTAAAAGAGTGGGGACGCCTGCAAGTGGCTATTCTTATAAAACACCAGCAGATTGGTATAGATATTAAAAATTATGAACCGAGCCATTGCTGACATAATACGAGCAGAGATCGAAGGTTGCAGTTTTGTTGATAAGATAGCAGGACTTGTTCAGACAGCTTATGTGGCAGTTAAAGTCGATGAGACAAAAACCGTCAAATCATTTCCTGTGGCTTGTTGTGTTACCGCTGACGACTGTATTACGGGAATGTACAAAGACCTGACACCAGATTCATCAAAAAAATCTGTTCTTTATTTTGAAGATCTCGGAGTGTCTTTTGTAAGCGCCCAGGGAGCAATGAAACTCTACCGATCAAGACTTCGTCTGGTGTGCTGGTTAAATACCGGACTTCTCTATCCTGACGGCTGTAAGAATGGAATATGTAATGCTTCAACCAACGCTATTGCGGAAATCATACGTGCTATTCCGATTATTCCGTTTGATTCATCGCCTTTTGTACGTATCTTACCGGAAGTAGTAAGTCAGATGGTAAGGAGTAATGCTATCTTCGGAAATTACACTTACAACGAGTTACAAACACAGTACTTGCTTGCGCCTTATGATTTTTTTGCTTTGGAGATAGAAACAGAGTTTGCTATTTGTATAACAGGGAGGGCAGAATATGAGGGTTGCGGAACGTATTAACAGGGAAAAAGCATTGGATATGCTTTCAAGATACCATCGTGGTAACATTATAAATCCCACAAAACTGGAAAAGTACAAACAGTCTATGCTCTCCGGCAGATGGAGAAATGGCATGGGTATGCCTATCAAGTTCCGAAAAGGAGAACTTACTGATGGTCATCATCGTCTTACAGCTATCGCAGAAACGGATTGTTCAATAGTCTTTAATGTTCAATATGATTGAGATACTTAAAATATCAATTGTCGGATTTATGTTCGTGGCTCTCGGTGAGCCTACATTTATATTTGCCCCATACCGGAGGCTGATAATGAAACTCCCTGACTGGCTTAATAAACCGCTCGGCTCTTGCTACTACTGCTTCACAGGTCAACTCAGCCTCTGGTATTTTATTTTCACAAAGCCTTTTGATATCAAAGAACTGCTGTTTTTTGTTTCGGCTTGTATATTTATGACTGAAGTGTATTCAAAAATATGGTACTATGAAACTTAAGACAATAAAGTTGGAGGATAAGTATTTTACCTGTGACGGGAGAAAGTTTTATATATCCGACAGTTGTTCGTTTGCTCGTTTCCGGGAGTTTCAGAAACTGGCACTCGAATTCGGTTACTCGTCAAACTTCATAACTATCTTCAAGAATCTCCGTGAAGCATGGGATCATCTTAATAATTCCAAGCAGGCTGACGCAGCAGTTGTGATCCATAACATAATGAAAGGAATAACATCATTGGATGACAAGGATGATCCCTCCATGCGGATATGTGCACTTTTTATCAACGAAGAAAACGAAGATGTTACGAGATATGAAGAAGGGATGATGAAAGAAAAGATCGACTGTTGGGCTAAAGAACTCGATGTAGCCCCTTTTTTTCAATTAGCAGCCAGCTTGGTAACGGGCTGGACATCCGCTTACAAAAACGTTACCCAAAGTGGTTTCAAACTGGAGAAAAGCGAAACACTTATATCGTAAACGAGATCGAAGAAATGGACAAATATTGGAACAACATGATCTATTCTATCTGTGATGGCGACATTGATAAGATGAGGAAGATACAGAAATTGGATGTTTTTGAGTTTTTCGACTATATAGAATCAAAAAATGGCTGATGTAGAACTTGTATTTAAGGTTGATAATGTTCAGGCTTTACAGAAAATTCGTGAGGTAGAACGTGCTGCACTGGAAGCAAATAAGGCCGTTACAGGTAAAGATCAAGAAAGACTTAAATTCCTTGATGAAGAAATACCTCGTCTTGAAAAACTTAAGAAATCCCGTGCAGAATCGTTTGAGACAGACAAGTTGGATGCATATACACGTGAACTGCAAAGGCTTAATGATTCTATTGAAGATTATGAGGAGAAAC